AAGTCATACCAAGTGCTGCCCGCATAAATCCATCAAGTTCCTCATCTTCCATCAAGTATTCTGGAAGATCATCCATGTTCAAATTTGATGTTGGACCATACCCGCCCAAATCTTCTGCATAGAGATTCATTGCATCATCGTTCAAAACTTCTCTGCTATCCCAATCAAGCGCCTTAGTGATATCGCAAAGAACGCCGATGCAACAATAACCAAGGGTTCCATCTTCATCAATAGGACAACGAAGATTTTCCTGAGTTTGCTCATACACTCCACTACGAAGTGCATCAGCCCATTCTTTTGCCAGTTCCTTATCCATTGTTATCTCCTTTGGTAAACAAGTCGTCAACTCTTTCCGACAAAGCAGAAAGGCGCTGTTCCAATTGATCCATTTCTTCTTCAATACTTTCAGGAAGCTCCGAGCCATCATTCTCATAAAGCTCAACGGAGCTATTAATATAGCCAACTGTATCCATCAACCACTTTGCATGTTTATTCATCAAACCTCCACTTCATAATTAAGGGTATTCTCACTAAACTCAACAACAGCATTATTGTCATGATCCCAATTCATGCTTGTAACAGCATCTTCAAGCTTAGTCTGAAGATTATCAGAATCATCTTCATGAACAATAATTACCATATGAACTTCAATCTTGTGATGGTTTTCCCAGGGGGACATACCGGCATCATTCAAAAATTCATTGACACCCTCCTTGCAAAGACTGTGATCTTGTGCATACTGAATAACCAGATCACGCATGTTCTTTTCATCTGTGTAACTCGCAAATCTAATCATAGCAAAACTCCTTGTGTCTTTTCAAACTCTTGGCGGTCAAGAGCGTAAGTCCAATCTCTAAAAGCAACCATTACTTCATTGTCAGGATCATCTTCGAAGTATTCAAAGATTTCTTCCCAATGTGAAGATTCTGTTACAAGCCCCCCGAAAAAGGCGGCAGTAATAATATCTTCCTTAGAATACCATTCTCCATGACCATCAGATTCTCCATAGAAATCCTGCTCATGCAAGGCAGAATAAACTTCTACAGGATCAACATCAAGGAAGTTGGGGATTTCCCACTTGATACTTTCGATAGTATCATCTTCCTCATACTGATAATACAACTGCTCATCAAATGGTTCACAGCAATCCCGATAATCGAGGGCAATATCAACCAATTCAATAAAAAGGGGGTTGATATCTTCCTCAGTAATTTCATCGTGAGGAATTTCCTTATCAAGAATACGAACGACAAGATGATCAACCCATCCGACAGCCCAATGCTTTGAGCCGTCGACATTCCAATCATCTTCATCAATATCTTCACGTTCGCTGAGCCAATTAACTGTACCGTCAAAATGAGCCTTGTCGTAGTTATTTGAATCACGATGCTTTGCGATACCAGAGTAGCCATAAGTGATGAACATTTCGTCATCAATCCAGCGGGCATAATACTCTGGCTTTTCCATTGCTTCTTGTGCAAGCTTTACGTAATCAACCATATCTTATCCTTTCCAAAAGTCTTCTAATGGGACAATAACATTAATTCCCAACTCAACAAATCTGTCGAACTGAGCGTAATACTTCAACCAATTATCAGCCTCTTCGTAAGAGGAAAATGGGCCAACATACTCTTTCTTTAGACCAGCCTTTCTAGCGTAGCCAATCCATTGATTGTTCATACTGCATCAACCCATCTCATTGTTGTAAGGAGAACATTGTCATAGTCTCCACTCATTGCTTCTTTTCTATACTCTTCAATTTCTTCTTTTGTTGCCCCCGCCTTTTTCAAAGCTGCGGAAACTCTGCCAATAATGAAAATGGCATTTCCATCTTCTCCAACCAGCGGAACCTCAATATTGAATTTTGGATTGTCTGACATTGACATACTCCTTCGTAATTTTCATGATTGTATTTTCATCCCCGGCAAATGCTGCAATGGCATAACGATTGGTAATGACTCTAGCTTCTAACGGCTCCAAGCCAACAACATGAACAAGATAAGAAGTTAATCTACTTCTTACCTCATCAACAATTTCCTTATGCTTTGCAGTTTTAGGGATAGCTACTTCAATATCATATTTAGGCATTATCAACCAACCAATCTCCCTCATATTCTTTAAGCTCTCTCATTTTGTATGTTCCCATAACTTCTCCAAACTTTTCTTTTACCTTAAAAATTGCATCTTGCTCTGACTTGGCCTTTACCTTTACTTTTCTAAAGTGTAATTCAGGAACATAAACATAATATCTATTTTTCATCTCTAATTACTTTCTCTTGTGGCATAGACTTGACGATTTCTTCATGCTCAAGATGATTTTGTTCAATTACCCTGGCAGCTACGCCAGTAGGATTAAAGAACCATTCTTCTTGCACTCCAAATTCATCAACATCCCCGCCGTATCTAAAAACTCTAGCGAACCAATGATTAACTTCGATTCCGGTTTCTCGATACAACTGTTCACGAGCTAACTCTGCCGCTTCTGTAGCAGAATCAGCATCTTCAATTACTTTAGGAAGTCTATATTCTACTACCCAATATTTATTATCTGACATAACCTACCTTTCATATTAGTCACCAAGCTAAAGCAAGCAAGATAAAGAATGGAATAAAAAGCCAACCAATTGCTACAATAAGTACCAAAGCAATAGCTGCCATAATAAGAACGCCTGCCCCAAAAAGGACGAGCCTAATAAAATCAATAACGATCATCGAATCTCCCTTGCGGAAGTGCCGGAAGTCTTGATTCTGGCTTTCATAGTTGAATTATCAGCAACTTCAAGCTGACCAGATGATTCAACACATGGGCCATTAATCATAAACTTTCTACCTCCGATTTCTGCAATCCCAAACCCCCCGCAATTATGAACCTTGTAGTCAAACGAGGTAACATAATTGAACGGAATAGTGACTACATCATCAGAAATTTCAAGATCAGGAATCCGATGGTTTTCGATCATCAACTCTGCAATAGTCTTATCTGCAAAGCTACGAAAACCAAGATCGCCATCATCATAACCCGAAATATGATGCTCATATTCGTGATTCAGAGTAGCAAGAGTTTCCTTGAAACCCATATCCAAAACACGAGTTGAAAGAAGAATCTTCTTATCTCCCATCAAAGCAAGACCAAGAACGTTTTCTTGCTTCGTTGTCATAGGATGAAAGACACTAACTTCAAATTGAGTAACATCTCTGCCAAAACTATTCATGATATCAATTGCTTGATTCAATATTTCTTCCTGAGCAAAGGAAGGTTCAGCAATTTCAAACTCATATGCTTCACCAAGAATTTGTTCAGGAGTGTCAACGCCAGAAGCCTTCAAAATATCAAAGACAATTTCCGACACTGTAATTGCAGAATATCCACGAAAGTCAATATTCATGATAAGACGAGTCATATCATTAGTGATAGGGCAAGCCTTCAAGCCATACTTAGCATACCAAGCATCTTTCCAGTGAAAGCACCCACTATAAACATAAGATGGCATTTTCCATTCCCAGCGATCATAATTAATCTCTGAGATGTAACGCTCAGCCATCCTTTGAGCATGATCGCTAAAGTTAAACATAACTTGAGAAACTTTATTGAAAAGATCAAACTCACTCTTGACACGACGTTCTTCATTCAGGGTAATGTTCTCGAATTCGTAATCAAAGACTCCGAAAGAATCTTCAATTTCAGCAACAAGAACTCCCTTTGAATAAACACGAATAGTCCCAGGAGTAAGAGGCTCATAAACCTTCCAGCCACTACTCTGAAAAAGAGATTCACGACCAACCGAAAAGTAATGATCAATATTCTCGGCAATATTTCTCAACTCTGGAACATCCGACAAATAAACATCGAAATAACCAGGCTCCCAATCAATCTCATCAACAAATGTGATTGCGATGCTATCGTCATAACCACTATCCAAGCAGTTAGCAAAAGCTTCACGAAAGATTTGGAAAGGTTCTTCCCAAGTAAGAGAACCTGCTTCAAGAGTAAAAGATGAATCCTTTACCGTTCCATCACTATACTCGAAAAAGATGGAGTTAATGCCATCTTCATCTCGTACTCCATATTCCATTTGATAAGGACCATTTTGGTCGGCCCCGCAATTGATCCATTGCCAGCCATTTCTAAGTGCGTAAATAGGCGCATACTTAGAGCCAGAACCGAACTGACCAATAGTCGAGTCATCATCTCTCTTGGTACTCAAACCAAGCTTTTCAAGATACAAACGATTAACATTGTCAACTTTATTGCGAATTCTAATAAACATTAACTTTCTCCTTTAATTGTGTGGGGCTGGGCTTGCGCCCATCGTACCGGGTCAGCCGACCGATACCAACTCTCACTTTAAAGTTTATTAGATTGCTCGGATAGGCGCTCGGTTAGGTTTCGATTAGTTTTGCGAGGGGACCAAATTGGGGAGCAAGTTTGCGCCCTGCAAATTTGGCTCCCATTTGGGCCTCAATTTTAGTATATAATTTTGGCGATATCTATTTAAAATGTTTTTTACTGGTATCTAACTTATGTTTATAACAAATCCAATCGGGCTTGGAGAAAAGCCAAGCAATACCTTTGTGAACTGGGCAATAACTACAAACTATAGATGGAGCTAAAGAAATATTCCCAGCCCATTTACAACAACAACTACTAGTGTCTATCCCTGCCATGTTTATACCAGACCTTTATATGGAACCTTTATATTGCCCCGCCGATTTCCCCGAATGAAACCTTTATACAGGGCCGAAAATTTGCCCGAAGAACCAAAAAAAAAGGGGAGAGGCGTTAGCCTCTCCCCTTTTTCATGCCCTGCAAGGCAAACCTTTTTACTTCTTGGCTGTGGTCTTGGCGGGAGCCTCTTCCTCAACCTTTGTTGCGCCCTGGAAGTAAAGGTCAACATGATCTTCAACCTTAGGGTTTGGCTGCTGGCGAATCGTGACGGCCATATCAATAGAAGCGGCAGCGGTACGAATACGCTGTTGCATCGAGTTATACGCCTTCTCGTCGCCAACATTTTCCACCATGACAATATCCTCACTCTTAAGCTGCTCAATGATTCCATCACGCAGCGGGTTATGCCTTGCCCCGCCCCGACGAAGGGGAGGAAGCTCGTCAACAACCTTAAACTTAGGAAGTGTATTTGTATCTGACATTATTATTCTCCAAACATTTTAGCTTCTCGCCGGGGGGACTCCCGGCGACAAGGACAACTATACCGGCCCTAGCCGTGGGATGCAACTCTCAACCAGAAGAATCTTCTGTCGAGCGTTCAGCGCCTACATCAAGGTCGGCCTCGTATCTGGCCTCCAGATCGTCATATTCGGCTTGCAGCTTTTGTGCAAGAGCTTCATACGATTCAACCATGCGATTAGCAGTCTCGACTTGTGATTCGAGCATAACTTGCTGTAAGATTGCTGAGCTAAGTCGTTGAGTAAGTTTGTCGATTATATCTGTGATCTGAATATTTTGAGCGTTCTGAGTGTTTTCTTCAGGCATAGTTATTCTTTCTTTTGTATCTGACTTTCAGCGGATGAGTTTGTTGCCTACCACGAAAATAGACTCCGCCATACATTGCTGATTCTGGCTTTATATGCTCTCCAAATGCTTTACATTCCTTACGGACTTCACATTCTTCGCATAGTTTGATAATTGTTTGTCTTTCTTTGATTGTTTTATATTCTATATCAAAGAAATCGTTTGTATTTGCCCCCCTGCAATTTGCTTTCTCTATCCAGCTTCGACGTTCATAATTGATTGTAGTTAAACTATTTCCAACCATTCAAGTAAATCCTCCGGAATCTCTCGTGGTTCTTTGTATTGTTTGTTATTATTTAAAACTTTATCTTCAAACTCATCCATGCTTTCTGGTATCATACTGTCATCCAAAACTTCAATTTCAATCTCGGCATCAGAAACGAAATTCTGAATGCAGACCATAGAAGCCCCAGCAACTGCGTCTGCTAGGTCCTTGCTTCCTGTAGAACCGTGATCAACCTTATTGTTTGTTAATAGTTTGAGCTTAAGTAATTCTTCTTCGACAAGTAATTCATTCCAGTACCCCCTCAGTCTACCATCGTAGATCGTAGTTGACAACGTATCGTAGTCAGCTTTTTTTACAGTATGCCAATCAGCATTGATTCCCATTGATCTGAGAGATTGAATCATATCGCTTGACTGCCACATATCGAAAGTAACACTTGCAACTTCAAAGCGCCTACATAAATCAACAATCATTGCTCGTACTGATGCATAGTTTATTTCTTCTCCAGGCGCTGCTTCCCACGATGTAACATAATCTACATTAACTACTGGTAATTTTTCTATACCCATGAATGTTTTTACTTCTTTCAGCCCCGGCGAGTGAACCATAGCTAAGCCAGTTCTATCTCGTTTGAGTCCAAGGTCGATGTGAATAAATCTTGATTTACCATCCGTTCCATTGAACCACGGTTTGAAAAATCCATCATCGCCAGTCGGATCATCATGATTGTTAAAGGCCCGCCTTACGGAGTCAGCATCCTTGAAGTATGAATCTTCCATCTCAGGAGGCTCACACATAAACCTAGCCCTAGAACTAATAGGGTGTCTCCTAAATTCATCCTCAAAGTCTTCCTTACTTCTTGCAGGATTGACTTCCCAAGTAGATGCTTTGATTGCCCACGTCTTACGACCAATAGTCCCAATAGGAACTGGCATTGGGTCTTCTTCTTTATCATGCTCATCTAAAATTGCCTGATAGCGTTGTTGGATAAAGTCTCCCTTAAATCTTGGAAATGAAAGCAATACAACCTTTCCGACAGTTGGAAAACGAGAAACAACCGAAGCACGAGCCATATCGTAAATTTGCGAGGCTGACCCCTTAGCCCTTTGATTGTCCTTGATTTCAGAATCTGTTTTGAAGGCAGCGATTTCATCTAGAACAACAGAAATAACTTCATAACCCTCCCATCCTTCTGACTCTGAGTGACCTGAGAACATCCGCACGGGGCGTTCGAACCAAAAGATTTCTTGAACCCTAGGTTCAAAACCAACCTCGTTCGCCCAGGGCGATGCCATGAGGATGTTCTTTAATGGATCGAAGAAAACTTGCTGTGCCTGCTTAGAGTTAACAGCCAAGTTAACCAAGTCGATACTTACCCCAGAAGATTTACCGTAATAATCGAGGGGGTCACGAAGACAATGCATAAGATATACAATGTATGATTGAGCTATACGACTAACGTGATCCTTGCCTGACCCCTTACCTAATTGGCATACAACCTCGTTAACCGTGTATTGTTTGTGATGTTGCAACCCAGCCTCTTCTCCCATAAACTTTACCAATGTATCGGGTCGAAGAACCTGTGTTGAATATTTAAGGATTTCAGTCTGAATCTCGGAAAGCGGCGGCAAGCCAAGAAACTTCTGGTCCTCCACAAATACTTCAATCGGCACAGGATGCTCGGCTAACTCATCTTTGGCCAGTAAGACATCCCAATCATCCAGATCGAGGTTAGTTGTGAAGAAATCAGACATTAGCGAATCTTTTGTATATGACGTTTGCCACTACATTAATTATATCACACTTTGGTAGGAGCTTTGGAAAAAACAAATGTTTTATAATGATAGCCAGCCATCCCCAGGCGAAAAATCTTTGAATAGGATGTTTGATTGTTCGATGCGCTGCCGCTGTCATAGTCTCTTTTCCAGATGCAATTGCGTATAAGTCATATGACAATACATACATCCACATCCCGGCCCAAGCCTTATCAGCCGTCGACAACTTCGGCGTCATCCTCAAACTCCAAGCTTTCTGCAATATCCTCTGGCGATTCGAATCCTTCCGATTCCATAAGGGCATATGCCTCTCTGAGCATGTTGTGGGCCAAAGGTCTACATCTTTCACAGTCAGACACAACATCTCTAATTACCTTGGAGACAACTTGATTGACCGTTTCGGCCTTCTGCATTCTAGCAATAAACTCTCCATCAGATGTGCCCCCAGACATAAGCTGATGAAGTTGTGCTTTTTTGTTTGCTGTATCAAGGGCCAGTTTGAGAGCCTGAGTTCTAGCCGTAATCATTCCAGCCTCAGTGGCTAAGCTGACTGTCTCCCAGGCCTCTTTCGAAATTTCGTTAAATTCATCGAGAGCCTTTAGTGTATTGAACTGAACCCGCTCTAAAAAGAACGGGTCACTTTCAGCCATTTGCTCAACGACCTGATGATACTGATTGATGTAGTTTTTTGCTACCTGAACTGAAACTTCCAATACTTCGGCTACGTCTGTATACGAGTAGCCTTTTATTCTCATCAACCCCGCCTGCTCTACAAGCCTGAGTTCATCCAGTACGGTAATTTCGGTCATTGTCATGTTATTATATCATTTTTTCTTTACTTTTGCAATTTTAATGCCATCAATGACCTGAACGTCCGTTGTTTCTATCTCGTTATTCTCTATAAACTCATCAAGAGTAGTTTTTGGTTTCCGCTTGGCACGCTTGGCTATTAAATTAGCAGCCTCAACAGGGTCCTCAGGAAGTTTTTCACGAATCTTCTCAATTTTATGTCTAAGTTCCGCAATAAGAATAACAACCGCCCCCATAAGAGCTTTTTCATCTGGCTTGGGTACCAGATAGCCCTGCATCATAATCTCTACATTCTTGTGTGAGCCAAGCTTTAAAAGTTCTTTCTCAACCAATTTGAGAACATCTTGTGGCGTATAGACTTCAGGCTCAGGCATTTAATTTACATCCATTGCCGAATCCAGAAGCGTATCCAGCCAAAGCATGTCTGATATTCTTATATCCCATGAATGAACATAACCCCCTTCTGTTACTGACCACAACTCTACTTCTACGCCCCATTGCTCTCCCTCATCCACAACACTTACAGAAGCTAAACCTACACTCAACATCCAAACCAGATCGTGATTTGGATTGATAAGCTGGGGCAACCCCCAGTACCCCAACCTATCAAATTGCTCAACAAACTTATAAACATCAGGGTTCTCTTCTTGGAGTCTATCTAATCTGAATCTATCTTTTTCTGGGAGTTTAAGAAGAGAATCCATATAGTCATTGTATCACATTAAATGATGGTTCCGCAATTTCCACAGTAGTCATGATGCTCAAGAGCGATCTGACCAGCAATCCTCTGCAACTCGCTAAGCCAATCCTGTGTAAGAACCTGATTGTGCGTACCGACCCATGTGATGAGATTGAGGATATCACTCATATCAGTAATCTTACCATCAGGAATTGTTTGAAGGAACAAGGGGTTCTCCATTGTATCCAGAAGGATGTTCAGGATTTTCTTCGGAATCTTGAACTGAGTTGTGATCGAGGTAATGAGCTTACGGGGCTTATCAATCTTTTCTTCCGCAAGATGCGTATAACCTTCAATCATATCAGGAAGAAGCTCAAGCGCAGAGTTTGTGAACACTCTAGCCTGATTCGTAATTTCCCCCTCAGCCTTTCCGGAAATGCGGAACTTCTTTGACTTGATCGCAGCCGTCATACCATTGGCACACTGTTCACGCCAGAGAAGCCCATCGAAAAGAGGATTGACTGCCCACGATTCAGAAAAACGAACCTGAATCCCAGAGAAAATCTTCGATTCAACAAGTTCATCAACCTGTAAGGCATGAGGAAGGACTGACCAGCTAACGTAATCGGGAGCAATAACCCCGTACTTCATATCATACTCGCCGGGGACTGTATCTTCGACAGCCTCAAACAAGTCAAGTGTTTTCACGTATGGCAGGTTAGCATCCATCATTGTGCGAATGACGTTTCCCTCATTTGTTTCTGTAACAAATGCACGAACAGATTTATTTGAATTAGCGTTGAGCATATAATTAAAACTATACTCAAGAAGCTCATTCGGCATACGATGTGCATAAGGAACTGGAATATCTAATTGCTCCGACATGGCCCTAAACGCCGAGTCAGAAAATTCAAGAGGACCATCATCAGAAATAATGGATACTCCATTACTAACGGCTTTAACCTTAACATCATTGAAGTCCAAAAGAACTTCTGAAGTTGAATCATCTCTTTTCGAAAGAGCTTCTTTAAACTCTTTCACAGTAGCATTACTACTCATATTTTTATTCTCCCATTCTGGGGTCGTGAATATTTCATCACTCTACTGCCCCGCCGAGGACGTGTCAAGCGATAGTCATCATTTCCGGCGTCGTGCGGCCTTTCTCATGGCCTCCTGGCGGGCCGCACGAGGGTTCGTGCGCTTGGTCCGCTTGGCCCCCGGCTTCTTGCCCATTTTGGCCCCAAGGTTTCTACTTTTGCCCCTAAACTTAAGGAGGTCAAAACGCTTTAACCAGTTGTAAACCGTCTGGGGGGTAACCTCTATATTATGCTTATCTTTTAAAAGTTCAGCAATTGGGCCTGTGTTCATACGCTTCTGGACATAATGAAAGTAAAGCCAATCTCGTTGCTTGTACGGTTCAAGAGCCATATGTGCTTCCAGAAGAAAGCTGTCTTTCGTGCTCTATCATTTTATTCTCAAACACATCACAAAGCATACAATTGTAAACCCAAGCAACAACCTCTTTGCCATCCCAGTAGCACGGCCCGAATATTTTCGGGATAGGCTCACAATAGTATCCCTTATCCTTACACTTTTCGCATTTATACATTTCCTACACCCCACATTGTTATTCCAACAGCATCAAATAGATTATCATCATGATACTGATCAAGAATTGGCATCTTGTTAACTACAATGCGTCTTGTGCGCTCCTTGCGCTCAAAAGCCGCTAGCTTCTTAACTTCCCCCGGCGTCATTGTCTTGGCCCATTTTGCTTTGTCTTGTTTTGTAACATTCTTTGCCCCTATATATGCCTTCCATGTTAGCGGAGCCACGTCATGAATGTCAACATTGTAGTGAGCAATTTCACTCCATAACCCTCCGACGATGTAGCTTAATGTACGACTGGCTTTAAAATTCTGAATATAGATGGGTTGCTCAATGCAGACAATATCTGGGTTGAATTGGTTCATCAGCCAGGGAGTTATTTCATTTATCATTTCAAATCTTTCGTTATCCCCGCTGCCCTTTGGAAAATAAGAAGTGCCAACCCCCAAGAGGTATATATTCTTCCCCGCTCTTTCCATACAACAATACGCTAAAGATTTACTTGATGTGTCGAATCCTAGGATGACTCCATCATCTTTTTTGTTCATCGTATCAATAAGCTTTCTCAATACCTCCACTCATCTCTTAGCTCTTCTTCATCCCAACCCCAGCTTGATAGCCTCTGTATTAAACGTTCGACTTTGCATGGCTCACAGATATCTTCATCATTATATGATGATAATATTGTAATACAATTTTTTGTAACACAGGTTCTATCTGTGTAAATCTTTTCTTTTTTCTCATAATACTTGGCAAGTATCTTTTTGTTTGTCACAACCCGACGACACTCAGGGCTATGATATATAGCGTTGTGTGTGTTTGGTTCAAACTCGATTTGACACTCTTCGTTAGCGCAAATTCTCACTCTGGGAAGGGCACTCCAACCTTGCTGTCTGCCCAGCAGAATTTTTTGGCATCACAGTTGCCACACTCTTTGGAATCTTCTTCAAATGGTCGTTCATGAAGCTCTCCATTCTTAAAGAGGGCATAGACGTTGCGAAACAACGTTAATTCCCTGTCAAGAAACTCGTCATCTCTTTTGACCTCAAAGTCCAAGAGCATTTGATTGTTCTTGTTCTCGTAGAGAATGATTCCGATAGGAAGGTCCAGCGCCCACAAATAAAATTGAAGTTGTGCGTAGTGGGATTCCTGTGGAGAGTTAAGGTCTTTTACCCTTTTAAACCCATACTCCCCTATTGACTTAATTTCAACAGGAACTTCTTCCCCGCCGATTAATATAACTGCGTCTATGAACCCATGTAGCGGGGGATCGACAGTCCAAAACTCTCGCTCTGTCTCAACAAGAATTCCAAGCCTATCGAGGTACCCACAAAGCTTTTCATGAATGAGATGCCCCATATCAAAGATACGATAAGTCCTAGCAGAGAACTTAGACTCACGATTGAAACCGAAAAGTCTGTATCCA